CGTGGATTTAGGCTTGCCAGCCACAAACGACGGGCTACCAAACGATGTAGCAACCGACAACACCGCAGCCACCGTAGCTGTGATCAACGCCGATTCCCACGGCAAACCGCGAAACGACTCCGCAGTATACGTGACACCCGCAGTCACCCCCAACACAGCAACAAACGTTTGCACAAAAGTCTTAGCCGCCCGCTCCAGTAAACCTAACCAAAACTGTTTACCCACAACAAACCACCATCACTTTTTCAAATCGTTAACAGCAGACTCAAGCCTGTCAATACGGCTACGACACTCCAGCACGTAATACCAGACACTCCACAGGGCATCCTTAGTGCGCCACAGCTTCCCCGTCACCGGATTCTTCACCCACGACAGGGCATCAACACGGCGCGCCAGGTCACCATTCTGCACCTGAACCACACCAACATCGTGATGCAGCTTATTCACCGAACCAGTAAGCTGAGCAGACAATTGTTTAATCTGATTATGTAACGCTTTCACATCAGCCACCGTTAACTCCTCACTACTTGAACCGCCGCCGTGGCCATTCACCACAGCCATAAATTTGTCCCACGGAAACCACGGCCCCGGATCGTCATGATCCGACTGATGCCACGCATCCGTCACATCAGTGTGCCCGCAGATGCCCCGCCTACCCGCTTTTAGATCGGCCACAGATAGTTTCCTTTTCGGAACACCATGCTTGTCACACAACTGCCGACACAGGATAGCGGCACGCTCCACAGCGGGCCACACCCGCGGATCCAGCCACTGCTCACGAGTGTAAGCATGCCCCGGCACACGGAACGAGGCGTGCGAACCCCCATCCGCGCAAATCTCTATACCCAAACTATGCGGATTCGGCGGGGCATGCCAACCAATCGTAGACTCGGACAGGCACTGCACCGTCTCCCCAATATCACACACATAATGGGCAGAACCACCCGACGATGGGGAAGCAAAATAGTTCGCCGTGGACACCGCCCGCCCCTTACGGGAAGCGGACGGAAACCCCACATCCGGGCATGTCGCGTGAATCACAACACGGTTCACCGGCTTATTTGATCCGGCCGAGTGGTGCGCCGCAGGAATAAACTTCACCACACATCACCACCAAACACTACCATCACAGCCACTCCTTTCTATTTGTGGGATGATATAGTCACTATAGGCGACGGTTTCACACCCTGGCAGGCCACAGAACCCGATATGGTAGAGGCCGCACCGTCACTATATTTCACAACCAGGCGACCCCCGGAACAGTACACAGACACCACCGAGCGCCCATCCTTACCATCCTTGCCATCGGATCCGTTCACACCGGCGGGGCCGCGCTCACCCCGTTCACCCTGTGCACCTTGCGGGCCGGCAGGACCTGAAGGGCCCACATCACCGCGCTCACCGGCCGAACCATCCCGACCGTCAACGCCGTTCACACCGTCAGCACCTGCACTACCTGGAACACCATCATGGCCATCCGATCCATTCACGCCAGGCAACCCGTCAGGACCTTTCACACCATTCAAACCCGGGGAACCCTGCGGACCAACAGGGCCAACCAGCCCAACCGAACCATTAACACCATCCCGGCCATCCACACCTGCAAGGCCCTGCGGGCCGCGCTCACCGGCAGGACCCGGCACACCCTGCACGCTACGCTCAACACGCACAGCATCCACACACAAACCAGACCGGTGAAGCCGCACCGACTCCTGCCCGCCAGAGGCACACACCTGCCGCACACGGCTGGCCAACCCTTTAGCGGCTGTACCATTCGACTCGGCCCGAGCCTGCTCCGAATCCCGCTCAGAAGACACCGATCCGAAACGCAAAGCACCCCCAGCAACCACCGCCAACAACACAAGCGACAGGAACAACAACAGCAGGGAAGCCTTCTCAAAATTGCGGCGCTGCCTTTTTTCTTCCTCCAACTCCCTCATCACTCACCCCCAAACTGATCCTGCAAAAATCCGGGCGGGTCAGGCAACACAAGCGGATCCACCCCGTCAGGAAGCCCGGCGTTAAACCTTCGCACCTCGCGCCGCACACCCCACGTATACTCTTCCATCGCATCCACCTGCGCAGACAGCCGGCGCAAACGCCTCCGAGATTTAGACGTGACCGCCTGAACAGAACCAAGAACAGTAGCGATAGCGGTACAAAGAGAGGCTACGAGTGCAGGAGTAAACCACGACACTACAGCCCCCTACCACTACAACAACCACAACACGTCCCGCACACGCAAGCCGCGCATTACACGCCGACAGCAATCCAATTCGCAACCGCAGGAACACCAGAAGGCTTAGACCCGTCATTCGTGATAAACGCCAACTGAAAATCCTTGCTAGTAACATTGTAGGCTTTTACATCAATCTGCTGCGTGCCCCCAGCCGCCGTAGCCATAGACGCCACCACAACAGGCGGACTACTAAACTGGCGATCAAACGGGACCGTGTAAGCATACACAGCAGACCCGCCAAACATGATCGACTTAGAACCCGTCTCGATACGCGGAGACAGTAGCATCCACTCGTTAGCATGATTAGCCCACACAGCCCCCGAAGGCACCATCACACGGTCACCCTCCACCGGGGTAGGATCACACGCAGCAGACTCGCCAAACGCAACCCTAGCCGCTATAGCACGCCTATCCAACTGCTGCTGCAACCCGTTAGACGACAACACCAAAGTAGCCAACAACTGCTGATGATACACGCCAGGCTCGGCACGCAACACATCCCTGGCACGCTCCGCACGGCCACCGGGAACAATCTCCAACTTAGCCGTGTTCGCCTCCCAATCCCGCGACAACACCACATAGTCGTATCGGGTCTCACCCGGGCCCGGAAGCTGGCCTGTCACCGTCTCAACACTATTCGACGTGCACATCACCCCGTGAGCCCAAGCCTGCCCCGGCAGGACCTCACACAACACTGTGGCACCCTGAATAGTCGTACCGACACGAAAATCGTCAGGACCCTTAACCGACGGCATATTACCCATCAGACCAGACATTTGAGCCCAATCATACTCGGTCAACACACCATCAAACCCTCTACACACAATACCCACAACAAACCCCAATCACTTACTAAAACTTTTGCAAATCCCGCACACCCGCAGCCAAACCAGCCACACGGCGAGCCAACAGGGCCGACGGATTATCCTCATAATCCCCCGCAACAGGAGTCACCTTCGTCCAACCATCACCAGGCGAATCACACTCCACATCAATCTGCCGAACAATCTCCGCAATAGGCCCCGAGCCCACATCCACATAGATCAAATCACCCGGCATCAGATTGCCTGGCCCAAACCGCAACACATCCGACTCCGCCAACTCAATCTTAAACCCCGACGTGGCCCCTAACTCGGACAGCACCTGCTCAGCCTCATCAATGAGATGCACATGCTCAGAATCCGTGTTACGGACATCCTTAAACACCTCTACACGATCAAACCAATCACCCTCGGCCATCGAATCAACATCCTCGCAAAACAGCCGATCCTTACCCTCGCCGCGGCCACCAACCACCACAGATGTCGCCTTAGGGGCGTCACGCACATACTCCCACGACACAATCGAACCAGACTCGGCAGTCAACACGTGACTACGCGTCACAGCAGGCACACAATCAAACAGCAAACCCCGCTGATCAAACTTCGCATTCTCAAACTGGTTCACCGTGACAGTCATCCGAGCCCACGACAACACCGGCAACAACTTATCGGCAAACACGTGAAACCGCACCTGAAAATCCTTAATATAGCGGCCACGACTCTCATCATCGGTCATAAACAAACCAGGCGGAAAACGCCAAGCATTATCCCCCAACACCTGCTTAGCCACCGACTCAGCCGCACCCGAATAGTGGGCATAATCCCTGTCGGCACGCCACTCCATACCAACCATACCGGGGCGATAATTCACAGGCCACATCAGCATACGCCACAACAGCCGGATATCATCCTCACACGTGATAGTCACCCGCGAAGAACGCCACGGACCCACACCATGAACCTTACGCACAGGCCCAGAAAAAATCTGGCCACCACCATAATCAACAACCAGCCGTGCACCCGGCCTAGTCAACCCGTCAAGCCTAGAATGATCACCCGACACCACCAACTCCAGCGTCGACAAACCATTCCACTTCAACGACAACTTCAACGACTCAAAAAAATTGATAGGCGCCACACGGCGATAATCCGGCGTAAACAATGTTATCTGCGGAACAAGACCAGCCACAACCGTTCACCAAGCCCTCAAAAACCTGTACTGCACCGACACAACAATGGCACCCAAACCAACCATCTCAATATTCACACTCTTAGAACCGCCAGGCGGGATAGGCGCAAACTCCCAATCATTCAAACGATCCATCACATCCTCAAACCCGTTCAACAACGCAGACTGTTTACGAGGATCCGTATCAATAGTGATCCAATCAAACTCCTCCACCGGGTAATCCGAAGACACACGCAAACCATCAATCTGCACAGACCACGACTCCAAAGGCCCCTCAACACGAATCACAGGCCACGCAGGCACATCACCCCTGTTAGACAGGTTATCCCAGCCCGAACCAACACCAGGCATCAACACCACAGGAAACGCTGTACCCTTCTTGCCGACAGGGCCGCCACCCAACCAATCCTGCAACTTCGCGTTACTAAAACGAAACTTCTGCTCATCCCCATACCAAAACGGGTCATACGCTGTCAAATGCAACAGATAGCGGGCATAACCCCTGTTCACCGGATCCACCGTAAACGTGTCATCCACCGAATCAAACCGACACTTCAACACACGCTCACGGCCGGCAGGAGTCTTCACCGACAACTCCCCCTCTTCCCCGGGGGGAAACGCCGACCACAACTCGTCATAGGCTTTCATGAAACCGTCACGAAACCCGCCCGCAGAATCCTCGCCAACACCCGACACCAACACCGGTAGCGTCACCTCGCGAGGCTTCACATTAAACCCGCGCCACTCCGAACCGTGCACCCCAACATGAGTTTGAGAAAAATGCTCAACCTCAGGAACACCCAAACCGCGCAACGAATCATTCAACAACATTATCGGAGACGACCCCGTATAATCCGTCAAATGAAGCACACGCTCCGGACCATTACCAATCAACGGCAACATAGACCAGGTCACAGTCAAACCAGAACGATCAGACGGGTCAGGAAGAAACATGAACCACACCCCACTATCACACGTAAGCCAACGCATTCAAAGCGTCACGCTGCTGCCGCTCAATCCGCTTCGCAAACTCGTTAGGATCACCATACGTAGGTCCATTCACATTCACCACAACACTCTTCTCGCTCGCACGCCGATACCGGTCGTACGGTGTAAACGAGCCCACAGACGATCGCACACCAAACCGGGCATCAACCGCATCAGGCAGCCGACCAGCCACACCCGACATCGCATCCAACGCCAAACCAGCATTCCCAGTAATACCCTCAGCCAAACCAGCAACAACCTGCCGGCCAACCTCGTCACGAAACACCCGAGACGGGGAATGAATACCCAACACCGACTTCGCTGCATTAGCAACCTGAGAACCCATATTACGCACCGTATCCAACAGGCCACTCATAGCATTCCGGATACCATTACCCAAACCAGACACCACATCACGGCCGGCAGACACCAACAGGGACCCCATATTACCAAGCGCACGCCGAATATTGCCAGGCAAATTCCGGAAAAAACCCAGCACACCATGCACACCACTAGACACAGCAGAACCCATAGCATGCATAGCAGAAGAAGCCGCACTCCGGGCACCATTAAACCCGCGCACAGCACCACTACGAACCCTAGACGCCATCGAACTGAAAAACCCGCCCACAGCAGACGCCACCGAAGACACAACACTCCGGATAGCATTCATCGCAGAAGAAACAGCGCCACGAGCCGCGTTAAAACCAGACCTCACATGGGAGGCAACCGAAGAACCAAGCCGGGCAAAAAACCCCACAACCGCGTTCACGCCGCCAGAAATCACCGACTTGAAACCGTTAATAAACGCTGATGTAAACGCTCTAATATGATTCCAGCCATTCAAGATGGCCGTGCCCATAGACCTCACGCCAGACACTAAATGATTCACAACCCATGAGATGACACGGGTGACAGTCCCAATAATGCGGGCTTCAGCAGACACAATAGCGCCAAGAATACGTGCAACAAACCCGATCACAGCTGTCACAATCGGCATCACAACCGGAATAATGCGGGCCACCACCTGCAACACAACCGAAACAACCTGCACCTCCACACGCATAATCGACATGATGACTGGTATCAACGACCGGATAAGGCCAATAATCGGCGGCAGAACAGACATGACAGCACCCAAAATCTGCTGAATCACAGGCATCAAAACCGGCACCAGTTGCATCACAACACCAACAACCTGCCGTATCACAGCCACAACAGCCTGAATAACCGGCATAAGCGCAGGCAACAACATGGCAGCAACCTGTGTCACCGCACCAATAATCTGGGTGATCACAGGAACCAGCCGGGCGACAAGCATACTAATCAAAGGCACCAACTGGGCAGCCAACCCGGCAACCATACCGATAATCTGGGCAAACACTGGCGCCAACTGTGCCACAACCCCGGCAACCAAACCAAACAGCGGCTGCACAGCGGCCATAATCTGCCCCAAAGCCTGGCCAACCACAGCCACAAGCTGCATCACCGCGGCACGGAACTGGGCGTTAGTGGCAAACATGGCAGCAAACAAGCCGATCA